TCTCCGTAACCGTTGGCGTCGGCGACAAGGTAAAGCCGGTGGGCGTAGGCGTCTCCGTAACCGTTGGCGTCGGCGACAAGGTAAAGCCGGTGGGCGTAGGCGTCTCCGTAACCGTTGGCGTCGGCGATAAGGTAAAGCCGGTGGTGGTGGGGCTACCAGTCGGGCTACCCGTTGGCGTTGGTGACACAGTGAAGCCAGTGGTGGTGGGGCTACTGGTGGGAGTTGGAGACGATGTTGCTGTAACTGTAGTATCGAGACCGCCAATACCAGCAACAGCCTCACCAACCTTAGTGCCTGCCGTCTGATCGGCCTTGTCACCCGTCACCGTCAATGCGTTTGACAGCAAGTTTTTGTAGAAGCTGTCATTAGTAACAAACCTTGCGCCGCCTTCACCATATTGATTGCGAGCGTTAACGATAAGCGCGTCCATCGCGTTTTTCGCGGCGGTCAGACCAGCCGCTGATTTGCCAGTAACATTCAGATCCTCTTGAATGTCGGCAATTTGATCCGACAGCGTGTTGCGTACACCTTCATCCAATTGACCGCCAATGTCTGCATAGGGCTCTGCTGTGGTGTCAGTTTTTGTTTGCGTGCCGGAAGATACCGCCGCACCGACAAATGAAGCAAAATCCTTAGCCACTCGGTCAGCGGCCCATTTGCCAATTTCGTTACCATACTCTTTGCCGGCGTTAACGACAATTTCATCAAGGTCAAATTTGGCGAGCATGCTGCGCGTTGCTGGGTCAGTAACGTTCTCATACAGCGCTAGTTTATCACCGATCTGCTCACTAATGATGTCCCGAGCTTCTTTAGCTGCCAGTTCTTTTTGTTTTGCAATCTCCTCAGCAACCTCCGTACTAACATATTGAGCCGCGCCACTTATAAGGCCGTTTACAAATGAATCCTTGATATCGTTGCCAAGGACTAAGCTGCCGGCTGTAGTACCAATCCCACCGCCAATTGAAGCGCCTACATTTGTTGCAACTTCACCAGCCCCTTTAACCGATTCAATCACAGGACCGAGAACCGTAGAGCCGAGCGTAGTGAATGCTCCAGTGACAGCGCCTTCAAGTGGATCGCCACCAAGCGCTGCGCTTGTAATGCCGCCACGCAACGCACCCATGCCGACTTGTGCTAAGAGGGTTGAGCTTGCCTGCGTCAACCCTGCGGCTGCCGCCTGAGTCGCTGCAATGTTACTAATCGCAGCTACGTTTGCGGCGGTGCTTGATGCAAGAGATGACGCCGAAACCAAGCTACTAGTTGTGGAGCCAGCGGCAGCGCCGGCCCCAGCGGCAGCCGCAGTTTGAGCAGTCGCTGCAGCAAGCCCAGCACCAGCCATTGCCATGATACCGGCAGCCTGCACCAGCATACTTACGTCATTGACAAAGCCGGTCTTCTTGTTGGTGTAAACATCCGAGTAGCCAGAGGTCATGTTCCCCTTGCCGTCAGAGTAAGAGCCGTACTCCTGCAGCGCCCAGTTAGCGTTGCCGCCCATCTTCTCTGAGATGGCATTGGCCGCTTCAGCTAGGCCCTTGGCTTCTGCCGCATTGGTTGCGGTGCCAATGACTTCGCCTGTGTTGTTATCAAGCAGCCGATACGTCTTTCCCGGGACGGGGACGAAGTTGTAGTTCTCGTATTCCTGATCGCCCTTGATGTTGAACACCGGGGCATAGTCATACGACTGCGGAATCAGGCCGAGACGGCCCATGATCTGAGCATTCGTACCGGGGATCAGGTCATAATAACTGGGATCAAATAAGGCTACGTACTTATCAGACAAGCCGGTCGCCTGCGCTGCGGTAAGCCCGCGCGCCATAGCATCTTCATATGCTTTTTGATTGGCCTGATAGGTCTTCTGATACTCAGTGATGTCAAACGCCAACAGCTCAGCGATGTCAGCTTCAGAAAGTCCGGCAGCCCTCAGCTCATCAATATCATAGCCTTCTGCCATCCCTACGACCCCTGATTAATCACTTCATTGAAACGAATGGCCCATTCCCGCCAATCATCAAACTGAAATGGATTCGGTGTATTCAATCCTGCAAAGCCTGCAATCGACAATAAACCAGATGCCCAGTTTTGCCAATCGTCCTCTGACATAAGCCGAGAAGGGACGCCAAATTCCTCAATCGTCGGCCACATATAGTCCGACCATTGTACAACATCGTCAGCAAGACGGGGGTCAACTGTCGTGCTCATGACTGATACCGCCCGTCTGCCTCAGCGATGTGGCCAATGATCTGGCCCATCTGATAATCCCCACCGATTATATCCGATGAGAACCGGAAACGAAGCTCGCGACGCTGCTCCTTGAAGAAAACCTGCTGCTGATAGCTCTCTGAGGGTTCTGCCGGGAATGTCCGAATGGGGCCGTAAACCTCAGGGGCGCGGGCGTTGATACGGCCAATGACCTCAACTGTCATATCACCAGACTGCACGAAGTCAGGTTCGATCATCTCAACGTGGATAGCCCTGTTCCTCGCACCCTCACCAATAAGAGAGGTAAGGTCGGCAGTCTCAAAGTAGCTCAGCACTGGGTTAATGCTGGCTCCATCCACCTCATCAACACCGTTTTCATGCTGCCAAATCTTATAGGTCGGCACGCCGTTATCCACGACGCGCGTGTCACCATCTTCGGTGATGCGCGTGTCACTGGCTTCCGTGATGCGCGTTCCCGGCGTGGGAGGATCGCGTTGATCAACGCCAGCTAGAATTGGAGTCTGAATGTATTGCGCGTAAATGCCGGCAGAACGACCAGAATTAGGAAGCTCAGTGTCATACCAGATATTCTCGCGGAAGTTGAAGATGACAGCGTGAGTGCATTCCGTTGCATCCCCTCTCGGGTAGCACCACCAGATTTCACCGAAGCGCGGAACCTTGTACGCGAAGATCTTATTCGCGTAATCCTTGTTCAAACCTTCGAAGAAGTAATTGATGTTGAGGTTGTTCTGCACCTCACGGACAACGCCGTTATACATCATGAAGCGGCCATCGCCGATCCAGAAGTAGATGCCGTCGAATTCAATCACGCTGTTCGCAGCGATAATAGAGGACGATGAGCTGATCGTATCAAACGCGAATACGTCAGTTCCGCCCGTGTAGTAACAGCGGATCAGGCTATCGAGCGTCCAGAAAAGGCCAGCAGGGTTCTGGCCACCGCCGCGCAGTGGAAGACCGCGAATAATCTTAGACGATGAAATGAAGGCATCTCCCGCATCACCAGTCGTGAAGTTCGTAGGGTCGTTAGCGTCCGACCATTTGATGTATCCGTTCTTGCAGAACATAAACAGATACGGGTGGAGAACCACGATGCCGCCGCAGACACCCGGAGTTGGGATCGCGGACAGAGCGGCAGTGCCGTAGATGTCACCGATGTAGGCGCTGTAATTCGTGCCAGTTGAAATATCGAGCGCCGCATCTGAGGCATGAGCAATGATCACAGAGCCACTGCCAGCGCCATCATACATGGCGTCGAACTGCCACATGAAGTTTTCGCCACCCACATAGCCAACCGGAGTCCGGTCAAACGGCGCACTGGTGTTCGCGCTGGTGTCTATGGTCATCTGCTGGAGGCCAGCGCCATAGCCCATATGCGTGTAGATCAGGTTGTTCAGCGCCTGAAGATGGAACTGGTTAACCTTGCCATTGGCGTAATTGCTGATGCGCCGATAGCCGCCGATCTTACGCGGCAGCCCGCGCTGGAATCGGACCCACTGCCCGTCCACGTACTGATCGCCCTCGAACTTAGTCCCGTCACGTTTAATGCCGGGAGCAGAGCGAATCTGGACGAGCTGGTTTGCCATTAGGCGACGACCACTTCAACGGTGCGGACATTGGCTACCCAGTTAAGCGTGAACCCAGCACGTCCGGTAACGACAAGTTGCAAAGCTCCGTTAGTGGTATCTGCCTGCACATAGTAATCAGTTCCGCCGACGAAAGCCGGAGAGAAGCTGTCACCTATCGTGGTGTAGGTTGGAGTTCCCAGAAGGGCCGTTGATGCGGCGTTGGCATCCCTTGTGATGGCTCCTTGAATTCTAAATGCGGCTGCAACCCCTGTTGAAGCCGCGCGGCGAACAGTGACTAGTATTTCATAGGCGAAGCAGGACGTGTTTGGCAGCACGACTTGATTAGTTGCAAAAACAGCGCCGCCGTCAGCCGTCATCGTGGAAGTGGTTGCACCAGAAACGGCCACTCGCAGAACATGACTGGATCGCTGTGCGTCTCCTGTTACCGAGAACCGTCCATTTGAACGAGCCTCTGCCCCGTAAACACTTCGAGTTGTAGCGTACCTGCCGCCGACTATGCTGGAGTATTGAGCATTGGCCTCATTGCTTGTGCCGCCAACAATTGCGGCATAATTGGACGTAACCGCGTTGCTACTACCAGAGCCGATGAAAGAGCCCTGACCATTTGTGATTGAACAAGAAAAGCCGCCGACGATTGCGCTTTGCTGAGAAGTAATCCCAGTAATTGAAGAAAACGCCCCGCCCCCAATGAATGTCCGTGAGGCTGCCGCTGTGCCGCCGGAACCTCCGACGATTGCGGAGTAGCCTCCAGAAGCAACCTGTGTTGCAGCCGATCTGTCAAACTGAAGGTCTATTGCATAATTTCCGCGCTTATCGCCACCCGCTGCGGTGCCATCAGGGATGTCACAAAGGATAGCTCCACTACCTTTAGGTAAGATTGCAAAGTCAACATTAGTGGCGGCATCGACCGCCTCAACATACACAACAGGCGTTGTCGTATTTACCCCAGAGTTATTAAAGCCGCCGCCAGTTACATCGGTGGTCAGGATGACCTTACCCCATGAAGGGGCCGCACCAACGCCGTTTGACCGCAATACGTTATTAGCAGCAACAGCGGCCAGCTTCGTCAGGGAAGTAGACCCTGACGCATAGATCATGTCGCCAGTCGTGTAGCTGGTGATGCCTGTGCCGCCGTAGGGAACGGTGACCACAGTGGGCGTTGAGCTTGACGCAGCCGAAGCCAGAATCACGTCACTACCGTCGCAGTACAGGATTGCGCTGGCACCCTGAGGGATGTCAATCGGCAACACCTGAGAGGCCGTCTTCACCCCAAGCGTGAAAGCTCCGCTGGTTGCGTTCGTCACCCAGTATTGCTGCGTCGTCGCAGGAACGACAACTTCGCAGTTCGATGTCAGCGTGCCAGCAAAGCGATAGGCAATGCGGTTCAGCTCAACGCCAGACAGCGTGTATGTGCCGCCAGTCACGTTGATCGTCGTATAATCGAATGCGAACGTGGCGCTCTGGCCGAAGCCCAGAGTGTACCAATTCAGGCCATCCGTCGCAATTGTGGCGCTATCCCCGGGAGCGAGCGTCAGGCTGGAAAGGCCATTGATCTGTTCGCTGCCTGCGGGAGAGATAACCAGATTACCGCCACCGCTGTTGCGAAGGGATACGAAGTAATTGCTGCCAACATCTGCCGCGATGGGGAGCGTAACTGCGCCAGTACCCGTATCGTCCCACACCAGAAGCGTGGCGCGTTGAGCTGCAGTCACCGTGAACGGCGTCGTGTTAAACGTAACCACTGGAGTCGCTGTCGCAATCGCGGTGCCAATCGGCGTCAGACCGAAGCCAGCCAGAGCGCTCGGTTGCACGCTCGCCGTAGTTGCGCCATAATTCAGGGCAACCCACGAACCCGCATCAGTCGTGTTGTCGGTAATGTACACCTGCCACTGCTCGCCGGGAGCAACGACTGCAATCTGGCCGTTCGCGAAATCGCGTACTGTGAAAGCGTAAAGCCCGGTATTGTTAAACAGAACGGTCTGGCCGACGCTGGTTTGGCTTGCGGGCGGCATGATAACCGAAAAGTTATTACCCCCCGGAGTGAGCCCGGACGGCGTAACGTCCATGATCTTGGCGACGATGTTCGCGCCAGCATCAGCCTCAATCGGCCATGACATCTGAGTGTTAGCGTCAAGCGCCAGTGCGAGATACGAAACCTCGGACGGGTAGATGGTCGAGCCGCCAAAGATCTGGGTGTAGCTGGTCATCAGGCTTCCTTTCGCACCGCAGAGCGGTCAAGAATCTTCATCATGTCTTCGCCGTTCAGCATCTCAGCGGCGCGATCATACATGGATTGCCATACTGGAATGCGATCATCGTTCTTCAGGAACGGTGTCGCCTCCAGAAGCGTCGCATAAAGCAGGAGCTGGGGCGCGTATTCAGTCAGCCAGTTGGTCTGTGTTTCGTCGTCCAGCAGCGGCGGAAGCTCGTAATAGAGAACCTCAAACGGGTATTCGGCGTCCGGCGTCGGCGCGAAAATCCAGTTCGAGTAATCGTAATCGGCATAGAACCGGGGCGTATCAGTCGAGTCCCGGTTCGGCCAGTATGTCGTGATGTATTCATAGGCGCGGCCATAGATGATCTGACGATCCGTGTAGCCAACACCCGTGCCGACGTTCACCGAGACAGTATCACGCCAGCGCTCAGGCTTCTGGTAAACGCATTGGCCGGCAGCCATCGTGCCGGTCACTACATTGATGAATCCCTGAACCTTCAGCTCGCGCGCGATCTTGCGCTCGGCAAGATTGATCAAGCGAGGAATCTGCTCGTAGACAGTCGGGTCAGTTTCAAGGGTCGCGCCACGCTCAAGATAGCGACTCACGTCTTGCTTGAGAGTGGTGAAGGTCATCGTCTCGGCCATGGCACGCCCTTATATCATTATGAGTCTCTTAAGAATAGACCCCTGTTAATACAGCCTCAGCGGCCAATAGCACTGCGTACAGCGCCCAAACCAGCAGCATTCAGCAGCAGCCATGCCCACTCAGGGATGTTATAGCCAAAGGCGCTGGCAGCAGCGGCGGCAGCGGCAAGGATTGCGACGACATAGGTCTTCTTGCCATTGAGTGCGTTCAACATATTACTTTCCTTTCGGATATTGCTTCCAAGGAAGTTCCCAATGCGGACCATCTTTGAAAGTTCGCCAGTCCCCACCCCAAGTGATCGGGACTTTCTCAGCCGCAGCAGCGGCCTTCACGATCTTGGCCAGCCGATGATACAACGGCCAGTCCCAAGATATTTTGCCACCGATCATCGGAGCCAAGTCTACAGCATGGCCGGTCAGGTGGCGGGAGTTCATCGTCTTCGTAGCGCCATTTGCCATAAGCTCTTTCTGACGCTCTAGCGTGCGCAATCCCTCAAGGACAGTAAAGTCTAAATCAGACATGGCCGCAGCCTTCTTGACGACGCGCACAAGGTCAGGGTGAACACCCTGCAACCGCGACAGTGAGCGAGCGCCAAGGACGATAGACATCAGTTCTTATCCTCTTTGCGCTCGAGGCGCTTGAAGATCGTGTTCAACGTGTTGTCGATCTTGTCAAAGCCAGAGCGCATGTCTTCGCGCATGTCCTTGAAGTCATCCTTGGACACGTAAATATGCGGCAGATCGCGCACATCTTTGTCCAGCCTATCGATTGCCTTGGTCATGTTGTTTAACACCCAACCTCCAAGAAACCCGGCAGCGGAGAATGCTATGTTAAAAAGAATCTGATAGTCCGGCACTGGCGCAACCCCATCACTTAAGGTTTCTAAGTTTATAGATGGCTGACAGGTAGACCCCTGTCAAAGTATCAATGAGATTCGCCACTGCGCGGTTTCCCTTGCAGATGCCCTCATGATTCTTTTCAATCCATTCCGCGTCTGCCTCGAGACATTTAAGGCAATCCGTCGGGCAATCCTTCGGAGCCGGAATGGCACCGATCAGATCGAAAGCGCCCTGATACGCTTCCACCAATGGATCAATCGCGTCGATAACGCCGTCATAGAATTCCCCCAAGGCCATGTGCTTGGCAAAGCTGCCTTCACCTTTAGCACGCCAATGGGAGAAATGCGCTAGGTTGCGGGCATAGAAGACCCGGGAGATGAGCTGCTCGATCATCATGCAATCCTTTGCGCTACGATAATCGCAGAGGCGATTGATGGCCGCGCATACGGAACCACCTGAGCAGCAGTGTATGCCAGCGAAACTGTCGCACTATCTACAGCGCAAACGACTTCGATGTAATTAGTAGCAGAGACCTGAACAACGCCCTGAACTTGGAAGAACATAGACCCGCCATCCGCGAGCTTTGGCACGCTTGTTTCGCTGGCGGAATACGCGATGTCAGTACCATTCAAACGGAACCAGATGTCGCCGACGTGGTCTGAAGTATCTGAGTTTTCAAACTGGCAATGGAACGCGATCTCATAAGTTCCAGCAGCCGCGAAAGTAACCCGAGTCGGATTGCCACTACCGTCGTTCTCAATGGTGATGCCAGTCTCAATGCCTGCGACATCAAACTCAATAGTGGCTGGAGTGTTCGCAGAAAACGTAACGTCTGCAGAATTGTAAGCAATGCAGTGAGCGCGCCCAGCTATGTCGTTATAAGGAATCGTGGCGCTCGCCGTCATTGCCGACGTGCCATTGCCCTTGACGTAGCCAGTGAGTGTAGAAGCGCCCGTGCCGCCAGTTGGTACGGTGCGGACGTTCGTGGCAGTGGCCGCGATGTCAGAGGCCGCAACCTTACGGCTATTCGTGCTCTGAACGATTTCGAGAAGTTCAGTACCGGCCAGAGGTGTAGTGGCTGGCGCTAAGTCTGTGATCTTTACGTTTGCCAAATTAACCTCCAGCGTTTCGTAATTGGTTACGCGTCTATAGCATCTTCAGCAGATTCTTTAATACGCTTAATGTAGCTATCAAAGTCACCCACGAACTTCTTCGTGCCAACGTGTCCGCAGGTCATGTGCGGAGCCAGCCAAAGATCGAAGCCGAGATCCTTCAGCTTGCGGAACATGGCGGTGTCTTCCGAGTAAAGCTCGCCGTCTACGATCTCCACGTTGCAGACCATGCGGCCAGTCTTGCCGTTGTTAGTGTAGGGCTCGCTCATGTCCCAGACAGCGTGAACAGCATCCTTGCTCAGCTTCACGAAGCCAGTGCCGAGCCCTTCGCACTTGATCATGCCATTGTCGTGGATGGTCAGGTCGCGCGTCTTGGCGACATACAGCTCTTCGTCATCCGTCTTCTTGCGGGCCGTGCCACCGATCACATGCTCTTCCCGCTCAAGCATCTCCATGATCCACTCGGGGTTCCATTCCATGTCCGCGTCGATGAAGATCATCGCGTCATAGTCACCCTCAACGGCGAGCTTGAACAGGTCATTGCGCGCGCGCTGGACGAGGGCATCGTAGGACATGAAGACTGGGTGCAAGAAGATCCCCATCTCCTGCGCGATCCGCACGGAGTTCACGAGGCTGTTGACGTACCAAACGTCAAGCTGCCCAGTGTGCGCAGGAGTGGCGATCAGGACTTTCATTAGCCGAGATATGCCTTGCCAGCAGCAATGGCCGCATCGACCTCAGTGAAGTCTTCGTCGGTCCAGAAGTCCTTGGCCTTCATGATTTCAAGGTGAGCCACATTCCGTTCAACGCAGCCGTTCTTGTCCTCTTGGCTGTCGTTAGCCATCTCTTCGCCAGAGATCACGGCGTTAATCAGCCACACGCTGTCGCCAAGAGCCTTGAAGTGCTGTGCAATCTGTTCGGGTGTTTCGTCCATGTCAGTCTGCCTTCTCTAAAAACTTAACCCAGCTTAGTGTAGGTTCATCCCAATAGTACAAAGCATCTTCCGGCATCGAAACCGGAGCTTGCCATCTACATGAATTTTCGTCCAGCGTCCATGAAGGGAAGGGCTGGGGCGGAATGAATGCGTCGCGCACAGCATCATAACGGTAGCCAACGCCAGCGAAGTTCTTACGGAAAGATCCCGAGTAAGAGGTCTGAACCCAGTCACCACCAAAAAGCTGCTGGCAAAAAGCGCGGCCCGTAGCTTCATCTTCAACGCCATCCGTAGTGAGGACATCGTTGCTCACCACGATGACTTGCTGGACGATGCCGTTTTGGTCGATTTGCGCAAAGTGAGCCATCAGAAGATTACCGATCCCGATCCGTTCCACTGGTAAATGCGATACCCACCAGAAACGGTTACACTAGGCGATCCCGTCACTGTACCCGGCGCATCATAGGTATCAGCATACCGTAGAATAATTACGCCAGAGCCACCTGATCCGCCTTGATTTGTGTTATATCCACCTGATCCGCCACCACCGCCAGTATTAGCAGTACCGTTAGCGCCCGGTGTGCTGTTATCCCCGGTGCCAGCAGCGCCACCGCCAAGACCTCCAGAGCCAGCAGTCCCGTTATTATAAGCAGAGCCCCCACCACCGCCGCCGTAATAAGTGGCAGTTCCGGTTATACTGTTGCTAATGCCGTCACCGCCATTACCGCCTGTGTAGCCAACGCCATCTTGGCCAACTGCACCAGCGCCACCCCCGCCAGCACCGCCCCATCCACTTGTCGATTTGTCGCCACCATCGTTGCCCTGCCCAGCAGTGCCAGCGCCGCCATAATTAGGGCCGCCAAAGTCCCAAGGAGACGCGCCCCCACCAGAGCCTCCAGCAATACCATTCGTGGCTTGACCGCTACCGCCACCGCTACGTGATGGACCGCCCCCACCGCCGATGGCTGTTAATGTGCTGAAAGAGCTATTATTCCCATTTGCCCCGATAGTTCCAGATGAACTTGCCGACCCTGTACTACCCGCGCCCCCTGCACCAACAGTGACGCTGTAGTTCGTCCCGCCGGTCACAGCAAAGGTCGTCTCATATAGCACGCCACCAGCACCACCGCCGCCAGCAAATGCAGCACTGCCGCCCCCACCTGCAACAAGCAGGATGTCAATGGAAGGAGGAGGATTACCACTACCCCCACCACCAGCGGGCTTGCGCCCGACCATCATGCCTTGAATGCCGCCCATTACGTCACGTTCCCGCTAACAACGCACAGAGTGCCGCTGATGAACAAGACCGTCGCCACGCCGCGAGTAGCCAGCGTCATGGTGCCGCCCGTTCCCTTGTTGGTGTTGTCGCCAGCAATGTAGGCATCCGTAATGTTCAAGGTGATCGTGATGGTGCCAGACGTATTGTTGAACAGCGAGACGATGTCACCGTTTGCAAACGTGCTGTCTGGAACGTCAATAGCACCGCCCGTCCCAAGCTCAACGTACTTGCCGACATCGCCCGTAGCAAGCGTGTAGGAAGTTGTCTGGGCCCCAACGGCAGGCACGTTACGATACGGAATAGTATTCGCTGTCCAGCTAACGCTAAGACCGGGAATGCGGAATGCCGTGATACTGGCATCGCCAAGGGTAATTTCATTACTGACAGTATTAGAAGATGACTGCGCAAACTTACCAATAATGATGTTGTTACTGCCGGTTGTGAGAGTTGGGCCACTAGAACCGACACCCGCATAAGCGCCAATGATTGTATTACTTGACCCCGTAGTGACGTTATAGCCAGCGGTGTCACCAATAATTACGTTCTCATCACCAGTTGTTATGGAGCTACCCGAGTTCCAACCAACTGCCACGTTGCTGTAAGATGTTTGCTGACTGTAAAGGGAATACGTGCCGATTGCTATGTTTTGAAATCCAGTCGTATTGGAAAAAAGTGACTGAATGCCAATCGCAATGTTATCGTAACCAGTCGTGTTGGTATAGAGAGCGAGGTTACCAACAGCGGTGTTTCTAGCGCCGGTTGTGTTGGAGTATAGCGTTTCAACGCCAAATGCTGAGTTATCAGAACCCGTAGTGGTAAAACGGAGAGCGCCCTGCCCAAATGCGCTGTTTCCGCTTGCTGTCGTATTAGCAAGAAGTGCATTCTGCCCAAATGCTCCGTTGTTTGAGCCCGTTGTGTTCGCACCCAACGCATCCTTGCCAACGGCAGTGCTGCGTATCCCGGTTGTATTTACGGCAAGCGCACCCTGACCGACAGCCGTGTTGCTGACACCTGTCGTGTTTGCCCCAAGAGCGTCGAGACCAACTGCCGTGTTGTTAGTTCCAATCGTGCTAACGTCAAGCGCGCCGTGACCGACAGCCGTATTGCCAACGCCAGTCGTATTGCCACGCAACGCCCAATACCCCACAGCCGTGTTCTGCGTGCCTGTGGTGGTGCTCTGAAGCGCACCAGAGCCAACAGCAGTCAACTGAGATGCGGTTGTGTTGTTTAGGGCTAAGTTACCAACGGCAACGTTGTCTGTCGCAGTCGTGGCATTTGCAAGTGATGCGCGGCCAATCGCTACGTTCTGACTACCACTAGTAAGGGTGACGGCGGCACCATATCCTACAGCTACGTTTTCAGTGCCTGTTGAAGAATAAAGTGCAAGATTACCGACAGCGGTATTGTAAGTGCCGATATTTCCATTCTGCATAGCGCCATAGCCAACTGCCACGTTATCGCGGCCAGTGGTGTTTGCGTTTAGGGAATAGTAGCCAACGGCAGTATTTTGCACGCCAGTGGTATTGTACTCAAGAGCGCGATACCCAAAGCCAGAGTTATTGTTACCCGTCGTGTTGGTGTAAAGAGTTCTGTAACCAAAGGCGGCTGTTCCGCTGGCACTCGTCTGACTATAGGCGGCAGTGTGACCAAAGGCTGAGTTTCCACTGCTGCTTGTGAGACCGCGCAGAGCGTTATAGCCAAAAGCCGAATTTTGGCTGGTATTAGAAAACCTAAGCGAAGCGAACCCAAACGATGCGTTCTCGACGCCGGTAGTGTTGGCATAAAGTGTCGTCCGGCCAAAAGCGGAATTACCTGTGCCTGTCGCATTTGAATAGAGTGCATTAGAACCAAATGCGTCGTTTTCAGTGCCTGTTGTATTGCTTGCCAAAGCCCTAGCGCCGACAGCCGTTATCCCACTAGAAGTGCCGGTATAAGAGCCCAAGGCATTGGAGCCAATCGCCGTGATGTCGCTTGCGCTTGTACTAACGTCAAGCGCTTGATAGCCAAGCGCAGTATTGTCAGTTCCACTTGTGTTACTTAAACCAGCCTGATAGCCAATGAAAGAATTACGAACACCCGTGTTGGCGTTACCTGCTTGATAGCCAAGAGCAGTCTCAAATGGCGTGAGGGTGTCTGTAACGCCGAGCAACGAACCGCCACCACCAGAAGCATCAATCGTAATGCCGCCCGCGCTGTTGGTAATCGTGATGTTCGTTCCAGCGGTTAGCGTTGCCAGCGAGAAGCCGGTTCCGTTACCAATCAGCAACTGACCGTTCGTCGGCGTGCTACTGACGCCCGTACCGCCATTTCCGATGGGAAGTGTGCCAGATACGTGCGTTGTCAGACCGATCTTGCCCCATGACGGAGCGGTGCTTACGCCACCAGAGATCAGGGCATTGCCCGTCGCAACGTCTGCCAGCTTTGCCAAGCTCGTTGTAGTGTTGGCGTAGAGGATGTCGCCCACAGCATAGCTGCTCTGGCCAGTACCGCCGTTGTCAGCATCCAGCGTGCCAGCCATCGTGATCGTGCCAGACGTAGTGACTGGGCCGCCAGAGAAGGTAAGACCAGTCGTGCCGCCAGAAACGTCAACCGATGTGACAGTCCCAGATCCGCCGCCACCCGTGGCTGCAATCGTGATGCTACCTGCGCCGTTGGTGATGGTGATGCCTGAACCAGCAGTCAGAGTGCTGAGCGAATAGCCCGTGCCGTTACCGATCAGGATCTGCCCATTGGTCGGAACTGTCGCCGTTCCCGTGCCGCCATTGGCCACAGGAAGCGTGCCAGTGACCTGCGTGGTCAGACTGACGTTAGACAGCGTGCCGCCAAGCGTGAGGCTTCCAGAGGACGTGACAGTGCCCGTGAGCGTGATGCCGTTGACGCTGCCCGTACCAGAGACGGACGTAACCGTACCGTCGCCTGTACCTGCGCCAATTGCTGTGCGGAACGTGGCCGCATCCAGAGTGGAGACGCTGTTGTCAGCGTTAATGCGCGGGAACGTGATTGCGCTCGGGTTGGTGAGCGTGAAGAAGTTGCTGCCGACAGTCGTCGCGCCAAGAGACGTGCGACCCGTAGCTGCAACCAGACCAGTCGCACCACCGTCCCACTTGAGGCGATCCGTATAGGCCGTGTCCCAGTTGGTTTGACTTGCTGTGGTCGGGATGGAGTAGCCAGAAGCAAACGTAACTGCGAGAGTTCCGCTTGTGGTGATTGGGTTGCCGCTCACCTGCAAGCCTGTCGGCACCGTCATATCGACGCTGGTTACAGTCCCAGAGCCACCACCGCTAACAGTATCCCACACGAAATTCGTGCCGTTCCACTTCAGATAGGTGTTCATAACCGTTGGAGCGGTCATGAATGTCGTCGTGCTGGAACCAGTCTGATATGCGATCTGATTCGCTCCACCGCCAGCCAGATTGTTCGCAACGCTTGCCGTGCTGGCATTGGTCGCCGTTGCAGCATTCCCACTGATGTCGATGGCCCATGTGCCAGACGCGCCAGTACCCGTCAGAGATGGCACGCCAAGGCTGGTCCGAGCTCCAGATGCAGTCGTCGCGCCAGTCCCGCCATTTGTCAGGCCGAGCGTACCACCAAGCGTGATCGTCCCAGCGCTCGTAATCGGACCACCTGAGAACGTCAGACCTGTAGTCCCACCAGAGAGATCAATCGACGTAACTGTGCCCGTGTTCGTGGCAGCAATGACAATCGCGCCAGCGGCGTTCGTGATCGTAACGCCCGTACCAGCAGTGAGCGTGCTGAGCGTGTAATCAGTTCCATTGCCAATCAGGAGCTCACCATTAGCAGGAGCAGTGCCAAGGCCAGTTCCGCCATTCGCGACAGTGATCGCACCAGACAGCGCCGTGACTGCGACGTTTCCGCCCGTGATGTTTACGGCATTGGAATCCTGAAGGGCCATCGTGCCGAAGCCGAATGTTGACGTTGTCAACTGGCTGAGAGCAATCCGATAGTTCTCGTTTCCAAACACAGCCGGGAATTCGACGTTGCCAGTTACGGCACCGACCCATGGCTGCATATCAGAAATTTTAATGTCGGACATTTAACTCTCCTGAATGATCGGCTCGTCGTCCTGAGTAACGATCCTCTGTATCCCATTTTCGTCTAAAACGTAATAGGTTGGATTGTAATCAGGGCGCGGATTCTTCAACGGCACTGGATCGGGGCGAAGGAGCAGACGCCGATAATATGGCTGAGGCACATCATCGCAAGAAGCGCAAACCCAAATGCCAAGACCAACTGGCACCGAGCCGCCGCGATAATCCTTCTTTTCTCTGAGGTGCGAGTGCTGGACAAGGAATCCGCATCCGTCGCAGATGGCAATACCGCGCGGGTCTTTGGCGTCGAATTTTGGTTGGGTGCGATGCTTGCGACCTTTTCCGAATGCGTACTGCATCAGCAACTCCAAGAGTCGATAGTGATCCTCAGTGGAACCTTTTCACGGTCTTCAGCCGCAGCGCGGTTATAAGCAACATCTGCCATACCCTGAAGAAACTCAAGACGATCCGGCTGGAACTTAACTGCCAGCTTGGCAGCAAGGCCAGCGGCAATAGCCTCCATCCAGCGATTCGGCGCGTCCATGCTGTCAGTGAATGCGCCAGCATCCTCTTGAATTTTCATGCGATGATAGAACAGCGTAACGCCAGCGCTTTGCGGAGCCTGCCAGATATACAGGCGCGGCGTAATCGTGCGCTGGAAGTAATACTGGAATGGGCGTTGTCCGAGCTGGCCCTTGTTCGGGATCGCGTCGTATTCAGCGCGGCTGATAGGCGACATCATCAAGTCGGTGTTGATTCCGCCCGCTGTGGTGCGCGTGTAGACCTGAAGGATCGAAACCGTGCGGGGCTCCAGATCATAATAGAGAACGCCCGGCAGCAGCGTGATGGACTGAAGATCAACGGCCCAGAGGTTAGGACCATTGTTCGACCAGTCTGAAAACATATAGTTGATCGAGCGGCGCGCACTATCAATGTCGTTAGCGGACAGGGTGCTGGCATTGCGCCCGATGCGCTCAAACGCCTCAGTGATGATGTCGATCTGTTCGGACGTGCCGAAATCATATGTGCCGCTAGTGGTCATCTAAACCTCGCCGTCTTCTTTGCGATGGCTTTTGGCTGAGAAACAAATTGCTTGCCAGCCTTTTTGCCTTCGCGCTTGGCTTTGCTTGTAGCAGCATATTCAGCCGGCGTCAGCGATTTAATGGCAGCCTGCGGTAGATACCGCTCCCCAGTCTTGCTGGACGGCTTGCCGGACTTGGTGGTCCACTTTTGCTTAGTCCAGTCTTTCAGGGACTGCTGGGGCTTTCTAATCGGCATATCCACCGCCCTTTGCCTTGTATTCCTTGGCTAAGAGCTGTGCTTTGCGCGCTGACCACTGCCCTGCCTTGGTGCCATGCGTGTCACGCGACTTGATGCTCTCAAAGAGACGCTTGCGAAGGCCGGGCTTTGTGTAATTCCCAGCCTCATTGACGCGCGACTCTTTGCGCCCGCGCATTATTTCTTCTTCTTAGCGGCAGCCTTTACAGGTGCAGCCTTGGCTGGCTCGGCAGCGGCAGCCTTACCGAAGCCCAGCATGTTATTCAGGTCGGCCTCTGTCAGGGCATCCCACTGGTCAGCAGAAAGGGTAACTTCCTGACGTTCGCCACTGGCGTTTTGATATGCGCGAGTAATCATAGCTAAGCCTCTCAAGCGTAGGTTTTGATCATCTCAAGGATGATGCTGTACGTGTCACCAGACGAAGCACCAATGGTGGTGAACATGATGTCCCCAGTTTTGCCGGTGCCTGCGTTGTTGCCAAGAATGGCGGTGTCGTCAAAGTTGAAAGTGTACATGCCGGGAGCAAGCACAACTGCGCTCACGTCAGTGTCCGCATCCCACAGGACGTTAACCGACATGCCGTTGATCATCGCTGTGATCTTACGGATTGAAACGCCAGTGCAGGTCTTGCCCTCAAAGTTGGCCTTTAGGGCCGAGACATCGACCTTGAGAACAGCAGTCTCACCCGTGCCATCGGACACGTTGTTGAACTTCATGACGGCTTGGCTGTCACCGTCAAACAGGGTCTGCGAGTTAACAGCATCAGCCATTATTTCATTCCTTTCAGAGTCATAGCGAGACGAGCGCGCTGACCCAGCTTACCGGGCTTCTTAGCGGCTGCCTCCAGCTTTCCTGCTGGGATCGGCTTGCCAGCTTTGGCACCGAGTTCTTTGCGAAGTGCGCCGGGCTTTTTCACGGCTTCAGCAATCCAGTTCTTTTTGCCACGCATGTCAGCAGTTCCACGCTCTGAGTGATTTGTTGATCCGACTATTCGGATCTTTGGCAGTCTCAGCCGAGGTATTTTTCTTCTTCATCCCTTTCATCCGGGCACAGAAGCTATCTCGACGGGGACCGCCTTCGGGCTGCGGGCGCTTCAGATTACTACCAGTGGCTGCATTATAAGCCTTACGGCCAGCCTCATTGAGACCGCCCTTGGGGTTCTTGTGCTTAGCCTTGAACTGGAAGTCCTTCTTAGCGCGCATTCCGGTCTCCATATAACTGGGGCGACCCGAGAGCCGCCCCAATCAATTAGGCTTGGGTGACGCCATAGAGGCCGGTCTGAGTGTCATCGTCTTCGATGAACATCCACACCGTCAACTGCTTCGAGCCGTCTGCCGCATCGGGAACCGCAAAGGTACCGCGAACATCGCCAGTGGTTGTCGTAGCCGGGCTTGTCGTAACGGCTGCCACAAAAGTACCAGTCGTAACAAAAGCGCCATTCCAAGCGGTCAGGCAGTAGTTACGGCTGTCAGCGCGGAACGGAAGGCCGAACACGTCGCCGGTACCAACAAAGAAGTCGGTAGCGGCAGCCGAGGCTGCAACGCGAGTGATCGTCTTGAATGCCTTCTTACCAGCAACAGCAGTCGTGCCATTCAGGGTGATCGCTTCAGACATCGAAATGCCATAAGCGTCAGTGCCATAAATGGTAAGAACAGCAGTAGCAGCGCCAGCGGCGTCAACAACGACGTTACGAGGAACGTCAAGGGTGACAGTGCCACCGGAGGCAAGAGCCCCGTTCAGCAGGGCATTGCCGGCAGCGGCAAGCGTTTGCTGAGCGCAGATGCCGTCCGCATCCAAAGCCACCGGAACAATGTCATAGACATTGATCGGCGACATGAAGACGCCGGGCTGATTAGCGGTACCGTTGTTAGCGAAGTTGCGACCTGCCCGGACACCATCAGAGAAATGAGTCATGAGTTTTTCTCCATAGTTTGGGGGTGACGGATGCCACCCCCATTATCCGATTAGGAAGCGCCCTGAGAACCCCAGCCAGCGCGGAAGTTCGAGCAGCCGAACGAGTAACGCTCAATGGCCTTCGCCTTGAGGTTGTCGGTGTCGAAGTCCGTGTAGACATCGGTTTCGAGAGCTTCACGCTCGTAGTACTTGAAGCCGTTCGGAGCGTCGGTCAGCAGGAACCAAGAGTTGGTGTCCGTCAAGAACATGTTAACGCGATGACCCTGCGGAACCGCCGAGTTGTTGTAAATCGCATTAATGTCATTGTTTGCTGTATCGACGCGGAACTGCGATTGCAGAAGGCGCGTGGCCGTCCACTGCAGTTCAGCCGGAACGATCAGCTTCGTCGGCTTGGTCATGATGCGGAGACCCGCAGCATCACGGAAGCGCTGAACGCCAACGATGGCGTCCTGAAGCGAAGTTTCGTTCAAGTCAGCCTGCACCGTGAAGGTGTTGGCAACCGTACCGTTTTCGATGGGGTGAGCCGTCGAGAACAGCGGCTGACCATCGCCAATCGGGAAGTTGGCCGAGAAGCCGTTGTTCAGCACCGAAGCACCGAGCACTTCCTTGGTCTGTTCCATCGACTGACGAAGAGCCTTCGCCTGCAGCGGGAACGACGATTGGTACAGGTTGTCCTTGATCGCCTGACGGGTGATGATGAAACCAATGCTGGTGTAACGGTTCACGTAGTTCGTTACATAGCGCTGGCCCATTTCGCCGTAAGCGGTCGAAGCACCTTCAGCCTTGATCTGAGCGAGGCCAAGCAGCTTGACTTCGACTTCGATTTCAACGGCCTTATCGGACGTGTGCTTTTCAAAGATTTCCGACCATTGACCCGGGTACATCGGATAGTCGCCGAAAACGGCAGCCAGACCGGGACGGAGCAGGTCGCGAATTGCGGTTGTATTAATAGCCATTTCTTATGTCTCCCTGCTTGGCCGATTAGACGCCAGTCACGCCACCCCGGTAGAGGTGGTTGTTGATGGTCACGAGCCAGTTTGCGAAGGCACCAACAGCGTTGCCCGGAGTCGGGTCGAGCTGCAGGATCTTGCAGTTAAGCGTCGAAGTATCAGCTTCTGTCGCGTTGTTGATCGACACAGCCGACTGACCAGTCGATGTGGAACCAGCAGTGTACAGGAAGTTGATGTTCAAGCCACGGTCAGCCAGAGCAAGCGGGGTGCCTGCAGTGCCAGTGCCGCTGGTTTCTTGAACGGTGAACACTGTGTCGGGATCGTCAATGACCAGAGCTTCGACCGTCGAGCCGGTCAGAACGCCCGGGTTGCCCGGCCAGTAGTTCATGAACTTAACAACGCCCGTGCTGTCGGTGTACTTGACACCCCAGAACACGCCGACGCAAGCGGAGCCGGCAACGCCGACTTCAAGGTAGCCAGACGTGCCAATCGTGACGGGGTCGCCACGGAAAATCGCAGTCGCGTAAGTGGTAACGATCTGATAAGGATTCGTTGCGCCGGTCCAAGCAGAGCCATCGAGCTTCTTGACGGGGATGAACCCCTGAGGCGCATTGGTGCCGTAAGCCATACGGAATCTCCATGCTGAAGTGAATGATGTTTCGGCTTTGACCCGCCTTCGAGGTACCACGATACGTAACGCGGCATCGGAACGGCTACCCGCCGGAGGAGTGGATACGTGACCACCATCGAGTTCGGCACGATACGTGACGGCCATCGAAGTCTTTAAATTACAGTACCCTTGAGAGACTGTCAACTTAGGAATAAAAAGCCCCCGTCCAGCTAACCGGACGGGGCAGTTAGGCGCGGCGGAGGAGAGCCCCCGCCGCGACCGGAGGTTAATCCTTGAAAGAGGTAACCCGCTCAAAGCCCACGCTGCTTTCGTCAATACGCGGCAGGTTCGGGTCTTGTTGACCAGTCCATGCAACGTCCTGCAGCGTTTCAACGTTTTCAAGCTCTCGATCTGCCTTGCGCTCCTCGACATCCCGTGTCGGGCATTCGCACAAGATAAGACCGCCGCGACGGATAACCGTCACTTCCATGCCTTCGTAACCGGGCAGGGGAGGAGGAACCATCTCAGGGTGACGGTTAGCAGGAACCGGCTGCCATCCACGGATCATGCGATCTGTCATGTTGTCGGGATCCGGCTCATTCAAAGTGGACTCACGCACCCAAGAGTACGTCATGCCAGTCGGGATCTTGTCCTTGGGGACATAGAGCTTGGACTGGAAGTGTGTCTCGGGGCGCTTGCGCATCCCTGCTTCGCGTGATTCTGCGGCGCGCGATTGCGCCATACGTGATGCTCGTGCCATTGTTATGCTCCTTTCGCCTGCTTCATCATGTGGATCGCGTAGTATTTCTCAGCTTCTACCTCAGTCATACGGCCACCATTCGGTTTGCGAATGGCACCAGACTGAGCGAGCTGATGCGCCATGCGACGCTGATCCGCTGTAAGGCGGGCAACTTTAGTATTTTTTGCGGGTTGGCCCGGGGCCGCACTGCGCTGCACCGGAGCCACATTCGATTCACGGCTCATTGGCGGGACTTTCTTGCTGGGTGCTACGCGCTCGCTAAATGCGTCAGGGAACTCCTGTTGCATGTGGCGATCAATCTCAGTGAAGTAATCCACCCCACCAATCTCATTATCACGCCCCTCAGCACGATAACGACGTTCAATGCGGCGCGCATAAATCGTCGCCTCTTCGTGCATCTCAGGGTCAAAGTCGCTTGAGTTTGGCTGGAACCAACTGTTGCGCTGGATCCAGTCAGCAGTGCGAGGCTCAAGCGTGGGCTGAGCCGCCTGACGCTCTTGCTCCTGAGGTGCTGCCTGAGCTGCCTGCTTGGGCTGAGGCGCATTCAGCTCCTGCTGAGCCTTCCAAGTCTCAATGCTATTGAGGTCAGTCTGCAGTTTGTAGAACTCACCCTGAAGCTCAACGATACGTTCGCTGTCTCCAATGGAGTGAGCGTCAACAAGTTGGCGCTTCACTTCCTCAGCTCGACCATGAAGGCGCTGCTCATAGTGCGTCATCATCGCCATGTCTGATTGCTGACGAAGCTGCTCTGCTTGCTGTAGGCGAGCTTCCATTTCCTGAGCCCGACGCTCAGCTTCAGCAGCTTTCCGAGCCAGCTCGGCGATGCGACGATCTGGTGAGCGCTTGCGCTTTGGAGCCTCTTCTTCGGAAGCCTCCTCTTGCTCTTCCTCTTGCTGCTCTTCAGCTTCTTCCTGCTGCTCTTCCTCTTCCGGCTCATCAGAGCTTTCATCAGGATAGTCCACCAAGCTTTCGCCAAGATCCTCTTCAGTGATCTCGATCTCAACGTCCTCGGTGGGACCGTCCTCAGTCACCGGAAGTTCTGGAACTTCTGTCTCTTCTGACATAACCTACTCCTTAAAAGTCGCCAGCAAACTTGCCGGACATAACGTCCTCAGGGCCAGTGATGACAGCCATGACGCGGTCGTCAGGAAGCAAAGCCATTGCGACGCCGCGATACGACACCATCGTCGATTCATAGCGAGGGATCAAAATCCAATCACCCGGCTTGCACCAAGGACCAGATCGCTCAAACTTTTCACCCTGATACGCCTCAGGGCCAACAGCGCATACCAAAGCTGACACAGAGCTGTACTTGTCCTCAGCTCGAACGGTGTCAGGCAGGTAGAGTGTGACCTCGGTGCCGTCTTCTTGGGTGATCGTCTTGAGTTCTTCAGGACGCACATAGATCTTTACAGCCACGAGATAGCCAGCCGGACGCATGTCAAATGGCTTGCCAGTCATTTCAATAAAATGCTGATCAATCAACGCCTTAGCTTCGGCTTCTTCGTGCTCTTCGATATTGCTCATACTCATTAGTATGCACTCCCTCTAGGTTGCTCCGGTTTTCGTTCTTCATCTGGCTGCATCATGCGCTTGAACTCTTCATTTAGAACTTCAATCGCCGATGTGTACGCGCGCGCCAACGCATTCCCCTCCAAAGTTTGAAGGGCAATTTCCTCAGCCGTCGTCGCTGGCATGTATAAATTACCGCCTGACGAAGGCCTAAACCTTGCATTTAAAGAATACTCAACAGCGCGGTCGCGCAGTTCTGAGATCCGCTGTGCGGTTCTGTTTCGCAGTTCTTCTGCGCTCATATTTTATCTCCGGTTTTTTATGTGGCGGCTATTGCCCGGGCCGCCATCCGGGGCCCCCATTACATTCCGCCGATACCCTTCTTCGGCTTCACAACCTGCTTGATATCACCAGTTTCGGACATCATGCCCTTGCGAACCTTAGCGGCACCGCCCTGAGCTTTCTTGATGGGGGCCATACCCTTGCGGGTTTTGCCTGCGCCACCAACGGCCTTCTTCACGGGAGCGCCCCTGCCCAGAGTTACGGGACCAGTGCTTGCGCGCATACCAGTACCCGTGTCAACCATGGTCTTGTTGCCAAGCGTCACGCCCTCGCTTTGTCGTGCTAAATTGCTCGGCAGCTTTACAGGTTGTGGCAATGACGAACCCGTGCTGGGCAGATACATCCTCTTATTGCCAAGCGTTATACCACCAGCGGCCTTTTTGACAACGCCACCCTTGTTGCGGCGAAGCGTGGTGTTTCCACCCATATTTTGCGGCTTGGGAGCATTTGACTTCTGTAAGGGGGTGCCACTCATATACATCCCAAATTTTGGACCAGATGATTTTGGCGAGGGCGGGGCGACAGGCGTCTTCGCTCTAGCCACCTGAGTGGGTCCGCCAGTGTAATTGGCTGGATTGCTTGTCGCTGATGGGGCTTGACGCGAGACTTCACCACCTCCAGCTTTCTTCACGGTCTTCGTCTTGCCAATAGCAATCATGACAGCGAGACCATCCTTGGCTTTGCCGCCCTTTTTCATGCCGCCCATCTCGGTAGCCAGCTTCTTGGCAGTGTCAGCAGAGGTCTGAACCTTGCCGCCCTTCTTATAGTTACCAGCAGCCATGCGAGCAGCCACACGCTCAGCAGTGATGTCACCACCCTCAGCGTACTTGCCAGCTTTACCGCCGCAAGCCTTGCCTCCGCTCTTCATCTTAATACCGAGAAGCTTATCAGCAGCTTCCTGCTTCTTGCGGCGCATCATTTCCTTATCGGATTCCATGCGCTTCTGAGCGTCCATTACTTCTTTGCCCTTGCGCTTCATCATGAGCGCGTCGCCCATCTTGCGCTCAGCAGTCGAGAGCTTCGGCATAGCGCCGCCGTCAGCCTTCTTCACAACGCCGCCAACCTTATAGGTCGGGATCGGACGCGCATTAGCGCGCTGCTGAAGAGCTTTGGCACCGTTCGGCTGATTTGGCATAGGCTCGGCAACAGCGCTGCCGAAAATTGCGCGAGCCTTCGCCCGCAGATCAGTGGACTTCATCGTTGATCTCCAAGGAATTGAGTGGAGTAGGGTTCAGGGGGCGCAGGGTTATCTGCCAGATCAGCGAACACACGAAGTGTCGCCGTCCGCTCTCGAGCCGCAGTATCAGCCATGTCGGCTGCTGCCGTGATCTCAGCAACGCGCTCACGCGATTGTGCGTCGATCTCGGCCTTACGGTCCTTCTGAGCGATTTTCGCCTGCTCAACCTCGAGATACGGGTCGGGCTGCTCCTGCGGACGATACATCGGCGCGAGCTGCTGCATGGCCTGTGCAACCATGACGGCGATTTGGTTTTCAATCTCAGGCGGCAGCGGCTGGCCCGGAGGCGGAAGCGGCTGACCAATGATCTGCTCGACCTGAACGCGCATCTTCAGAGCCAAGTGCTCGTTGATATGCGCCTGCAATGCGGGGTTCTCAGCAGCAATCGGGGCATGCGCCGCGATGTGCGCATCGTGATCCTGATAGGGAGCTGCCTTCAGCGGGGCACCAAGGATAGCATTCTGGTTCTCAGTCAGCGGATCCAATGGCTGCGCCTGCTTCATGTCCGAACGCAGGATCAATTCGATCTTCTCATCAGGGATGCCCATCTCGACATACATCTGACGATAGGCCTCACGGATGTTGTGCTGGTCAGGCTGCTGGGTTGCAAAGCGCAACAGCGCCTCAGCACGCATCATGCGCTGCGCCGACGACGAGATATTCGGGTCGGACACGGGGATCACGTCGATGTTATTCGAGAAGTCCTCGCGCATGATAGCCGACATTCCGCCCCGAACAGGGAAGGGATACGGCGTATTTGGCAGGTATTTGCCGAACAAGTCGGCAATCAGCTTCAATTCCCGACTAAACGCTTTGTGAGCCCGCTTGAGTGTGGCCGATTGCAGACGGGTCGCCGCCTCCATAAGAGCCACAGTCGTTCCAACTGGGGCATCCTGTCTGCCTTCCCCGACGGCGATCTCCGCCGTATTCGCCAGATTACGCGCTCCTTCGTAGGTCTCACGCAGCAGCTCCAATGATACTTGTGACGGCTCCTTATAGGGCATCGTCATGATCGCATTCTGGATCGGCAAGCCACCAGTGTCGATCTCGCGGAACTCAGTCGGACCAATACCGATGTTATTGTCCTCGATCCGCATGCCCTTAACGCGCAGACCGCCCGGGAAGTTATTGAGCGTGCCCGCGTCAATCAACTGACGACGAATAGACGTGGCCGTCTTCGCCGAATTGCCGAGCAAATGCGCGTAGCCAAGGCCGTAGAAGCCAACGCCCGGCATAAACTTGTAGTGAACGAACTTATCCCGGCGCTGATACGTCGGGTCAGTTTCCTCATAGTTCCGATAAATCGAGAGAACCTTGCGAGTCCCCTCCTCAATCGTCACAATATACGGAAGAGGAATGCCATCCTCGTTTTCAAAGCCCACCAGATTCAGGTCAGCATAGACCTCGTAAATCCGGTACTCCTCAGTGCCCTCGGCACCCGGCTCAACGCCCTGAACACCGTCAACCTCAGCCTGAATCGGCGTCTGAGAGCTGTCGTCCTGCTGCGGATCGCCAATGTCAATGTCGCGATACACGCCAGCCAACTGCGCCAAGCGGAAATTCCGGCGCGTCATGGTGGAAATGTGGCAGAAGCGCGGCGAAGTCGCCAAGTCAGTCGTGCCGTAAGACGCAATGAAGTTGTCCGGCAAAACAAACCGGCTCACTGGACGACCCAGAAGCCGGTCTTGGTACACCTTCTTGAACGTCGAGCCGACCAATGACAGCCAGAATAGCATCTGGTCGAACTCTTCGTAGAACTCAGGAGCTAGCTCCGTCAGATACAGGTTCATAAATTGCTGAACCCGTGAGGCCTGCGCCTCTAACTGCTCATTGGCCACGCCCACAATCTGCGTCTTAACCGGGCCGCTAGCGGGCAACAGCTCTCCACAAGCCACAGCCTGCCAGCGCACCACAGCCTCTGCCAAGAGCGGGTCAAATACCCCACATGCACCCTTAAATGGCGTGGTGCGGTCCTCAATCTTGAGGCCCATAAGCTTGATGCCCTCAGACATCGTCGCTTCCCACTCACCACGGCTGTTGCGGTCATCCTCAACACCACTGAGCAACGTCTCGCCCAGCGTGTTCAAGTCCATGTCGTCCATGAAGAGTGCGAGGTTCGCGTCGAACTCAATGACCTCAGGTACGTCTACGTCAGGCTGAAAGTTAATCTCAACCCCGCCATCGTCCATCTCAGTCATCTCAGCACCGTCAACGAGCTGCGTGCCCTCGTCATCCAGCTCGATGTCAATCCCAGTGTCAGGAATGTCAACGTCAACACCGCCGATACCCTCAAAGGCAGGGCGGAGCGTGTCAGCGATGCTAGTCGGTCTACGGGCCATGCTGCTTCCTATCAGTAAAATGCAGCTTGCTCAAGTGGCGTATCGTAAACCTCTTCATATGGGTCTTCCGTATTCGCCACCCAGCCCGACTGCTTAATCCGCAAAAACGCCATTGTCATGGTGTCAACCCAGTCCCGTGCATCCGCAGCAGGAAAGGCAACGCATTGCTGCATGAACTCTTCCGCCCATTTACGCAACTGCTGAAATGTGGGGCCAGCCGCCGGCAGCCACACCCTGCCGTTCTCAATCAAGTCCGTAATCAAACGAACACGCGCAATCTTGTCACCATGCTTGTCGGGATTGAACGGCGTCGCCACAATCCCAGCCTTAGCCAAGTCTAATATCAGCATCTGGCCGTTCGCCTTGGCCTCAACCAAGATCGTGTCCGGCTTGCGCCCCCGAGAGGGCTTGATCGGCATCTTGTAGTTGTCGTCCCGGTAGTCATTCGCCATGCGCTGGACCATCCGACGCAGCACCGGCCACTCCGCACGGTCACGCCACGCACTCAGCAAGATCAAATTAGGAATGCCGTTATCGTCGTCAAACACTCCCCACGTCGTGCTCGCGCTGTACGCAGAAGTCTTATTCGCCGTGAGCGCCGTGTCCCAAGACTGTATAACATACTGGATCTTCGGCGGCTCAGACTGACGCCACCACTTAAACCATGTGCCGTCAATGATACCACCAGAGTCCACCACAGGGTTCTGCTGGTACAAAGATGACCACATACGCGCCGTTGTCGACGAACGATTGCGGATCCTCTCGAGGTTTTCCTTGCTGAACTGCGACTCCCAGAGCGCCTCCCCCGGCTTTCTCCCCAGAGGATCGTCCTCCAGAGCCAGCGCCGGCAGGATCACACGCTCCCACTTCTCACCAGTCCCGTCGCGCTCCTCCTGATCCAGCATCCCAAAGTGGTCACCCAAGTGCCACCTCGTCCCAATCAGAATGATAGCCGTGTCGTCGTCCACACGCCGCGTGTAAAAGTCACTGTTGTACCAAGCCCACAGCTTGCGCCTGTGCGAGTCGCTCTCTGCCGCTTCAATACCGGAGAGCAAGTCGTCCCCAATCAGCAAATGACCACGACGACCCGTCACAGACGCGCCAACCGCCGTCGCCTTGTACGACCCATCAGACAGCGTCATCCACTCGCCCGCCGCCGTCTTATCCAGCGAAATACCCGCCTCAGGAAATACCTTCCGGTGCTCGTCCGACTTCATCAGATTGCGCACCTTCAAACCGAAACTGTCCGACAGCTCCTGCGTGTGCGTCGCGCAAATCAGGTTCTTCTTCCCGTATTTGCTCAAATACCACGCCGGAAAGTGCTGCGATGCCGTGAAGCTCTTCGCATGCCCCGGTGGCATCGATATCATCAGGCGCTTAATCCGCCCCTCAGCTACCGCCTCCAGCTTCTCACACAAATGCTCAATGTGCTTCGGCGGCTTCAAACCACTCACATACTCAATGTACTTCGCCAAAGAGTCCACCGCCTCCTCACGAGCCAGCAACTCCTCCATCATCGCCTTCAGGTTGTCAGGATCAGCCTCAGCCATCAAACTCTACACCATCCAGCCACGCATCCACCAACTCGTGCACCTTCTGACGGTTCTTCACCCACGCAGGTACCTCACCCACCGGCCCGTCAAACACCTTAATCCGCGTCTCGTCCGTCAACCACGCACGAAAGTCATCACCCTTCGTCAGCGTCAGCGCCACCTCATCACCATCCGAACGCAGCGGCAAACTCCCCTTGCCCGTCAAAAACCCCATCATAAACCCAATACTATACCGCATCTCACCCCTCCTTCACCTCCACATACTCACCCTCAATCAATGCAGGTCGATCACCACTCAGCTCCGCAATCCGACGACGCAACTCGTCCGTCGTCATCTCGCGCGGCTCAACCGAGTGCGTCACATGAACCGTCTTGTCCAAATATCCCAGCATCTGAGCCTGCACCTTCTTAGCACTAATAGCCGGCGCAAACGCACCGTCCTCCTTAGCCTGCAAATGCAACGCCTCCAGATCGTCCAAAATCAACTGCAGCGAATACCCACCAGCTAAACGCGCACGACGCTTCTCGTCCGCATTCACCAACTGCTTCTGAATCGCAATCGCCGCCTGTATCTCAGGCCTAGAGAGATGATACTCCGCCATCACATTCAACGCATAGCGACTGTCCGTCAAACCAGCTCGGCTGACAGACAACATCTCATCACCAGTCTTCACATACTCGCGAACAAATATAGCGTCCGGCGTCATCTGCGTGTCGCCGTTCACACCGTGCATCACGGTCTGTTCCCACATCTCGTCGTCGGCTTCTTCTAAGTCAGCCATTCTAGTCTCCGGTTGTCAATATAGGTAAACCCACATCGACGGTGAGCGACGCCGCTCCAATAGATAGAAAGAGGGGATCTCCATCCACCGACATCAGCGCCGCTCCACCAGAACATATCGTGGATCAGGCCTGAATGTAAAGAGGAGGTAATCGTTACACTAATCGTTACACCGTATCGATTTCAAAAACGAAAATAAAACACCCCCCGGGTCAGTCTAAAAATCAGGGGGTGGGGGTCTGTGTGGCGGGGTGGAAATTTCTGGCCGCAAACACGGATCAATGGGGGTGTATACTGTGGGGGATCGCGCCCGCCCGCGCGCGAGTGGGTGGGTGGGGGTGCGCGCAGGCGCCCGGGGGCACGCTTGGGCATGACGCGCCCGTGACGTGATCACGCGGTCAACCGGATGGTTGACATCCGCAGGGACGCGCGCGCCTGCACGCTTGCACGTCATGACGCTTGCATCACGAGGCGACTCGGCGTTTTGCTGCACTGCACAATTGTAAAAATCCGCCAGAAAAATCATCGGCCCAGCGCCCCGAACGGCGACCCTAACCCTACGGGTTACAAAAAAAGTTTTCGAAAGGTGTTGACCGCCGCTCAACAATCGGCTGTTATTAAGGGGTCGAGACGGCAAGGTCAGTCGCTTCCGATTTATCAGACAGCCCGAGTGGCGACATGAAACGGAACCGCACAACCCGTCAGGACATAGTCCTCGCTGTGACGGCGAGATGGAATGCAAGGTTTCATATACGACAGCTAAAGCTGGACGCTGTCATCATAGCCCCTCTGATCGGGGCTTCCAGCCCATCACTAGTGGACGGAACCATCATTACGCCACCCCTTTGGGGAAGGAGCGGGTGAGAAGGCCAAAGCTGGTTTGTGGTGGATTACTTCGTAGTGGCCCTACGAAGTAGGGGGGCGCTTGGCAAATCAACAGCGGAACGTGTGTTCGAAATCCCCAGCAGTATACAAGGGCTAGGGCAGGGAGGTTCGTGACCTCCTGCCTCCCGAAGGGAGCCTGACCGCTCCTTTCCGGAGGCACCGGCATAGGGCCGGTTGCTTTAATGCGGAGCATTATCATGAACGTTGTTCTTCAGATCGAATATACGAAGTATATCGTTGACGCCGCTGATGCCGTGAAGGTCATGGCAATCCTTAGCGGAGCTACTATCGTCGATCACAATTACGACGACGACGATCAGGCCTACTACAATCCTCGCAAAGCGAACACTGTCATCATGTCAGTGGAGCCTATTCGGCTCGAGATTCGCGGCTGATGAGGCCCGAGAAGGGGGTGTAACAAAAGTTTACACCCCTTTTTCCGCAGAAAATCGTCGATTCCTGCTGCGTTTACACTGAAAGTGTAACAGATGTAACAAAATGTAACGTGGTTTTGTTACGCTAAGAGCCGCAGAAATCCGCCATTTCCTGCTATATGTAACAATATCTATAGAAATATAGATATATATATAGAGTTACCTATCCCTGTTGACAGGAGGTCAACATCACATTTCTCTATAGGGCTATATTTCCCGAAATCCTGTTACATTTGTTACAACGGCGGAAAACTGCGGCTGAGAGCGTAACAATCGTTGTTACACTGCTGTTACATTTGTTACATTTTGGCCGTTTTGTTT